TGTCAGCATAAAAACCTCTACATAGCGGGTGGTGCAGCGCCTTCAGGCGTTGGTTGCTGCTGTTTTTGCATTTCTTGCGCTGTTTGCTGGGCTTGCTCCATCTTTCGAAGGTCTTCTTTGAGCAATTGCTTCATCGGAGGCTCCAAAATGTCAATCAAACGCTCTTTGGTAATCGCACCACGGTCTGCAAGTGCAAATGCAAGGCTTCGCAGGTCTTCCGTGAAGATGGGTGAGTTGGAATGCGCATCCACTTTCACCACAAAGTCCTTCGTGAACTGGTTTGCAATGAACTTATCGCCCTGATCATCCGTGTAAATGCGATCAGAATAGGTTTGCATGGCCTTTAAGTACAGCGTTGCCATCTTTTCTAGGGCATCTTCAATGATCAATGCACGTTTTTTAGCCCTTGAAGACCCCAAACGTGCCAATTGCGAGGCGTGACCAGCACTTCTAACACCTGATTCACCCCGGCCTTGCAACACATTGACAATGCCAGAGGCTTCTTCAAACATCTGATCAATCTCTGCAATCTCTCTAAAAAGATCATTGGGAATTGATGGTGCCATTTGCTCGACTTTGGCATTAGGCATGTCAGTCGAAAGCAAGCCGCCAACACGGTTAAGCGCAAAGTTCTTCTCATCAAGCAAGCCTGTAAAGCCAATGAGCGCTGTAGGTGGTGACACTTGCTTGGATAAAAGGTCAAGAATCTCTTGCATTCGCTTATTGCGCATGTCTTGCAAGAAAACCAGCCTTGCAACTTCAGAAATACCCCAGTAGTAATCGTACTGCGGGGTTGGGCAGAGCTGAATAAAGGGTAATTCACCCTTCAAAAACATGCTTTCGCCTGAGCGGTCATAGATGATGACGTTCGGATCAGCAATGGTGACGCACTGATAGTCCTCAGTCATGTCATTCCAGACCCATAACTCAGTCATCTTGATCGTGTCTTCAGCCACACGAGCCTTGTATTGCTGCATCCCAGCAATATTGAGATTCACATTGCCGTACATTGTTGGGTCAGTGGCCGAAAGAATCAAACGCTGAATACCATCAGGCACTTGGTTCTCTTGGCTTTGCCCCATTTGAAAGCGAGCAAGCAGTGCCTCACGTTGCGGATGCGAGTAAAGCCTGGCGTATAGCTCAGAGCGTGTGATGTAGTAAATCTGAATCAACGCTTCTTGGCGATCGGTGTGCGGCGTATCTTCTCGATACACGCCAATACACCGTGGATCAACCATGTAGGGGTGTAAGCCATTCTTTTGAATGAGCTTAATGAAGGTGGAGTTGTAGCAAAGCGCCCAATTTAACGCTTGGGCAAAGACCTGATCAGCGTTGCTATTGAGCCAATCGTCATTCAAAGCGCCTGTGAGCGAAGGAATCTTAGTTTGTTCGTGCTTATTGACCGAAGCGCCAAGCGAAATCGTAAAGCGTGTGGTTTCTGCTGAGTAGAGAAAGGAGGAGAGCTGATCAATGTGCGGGTAAATCTTGTTGTAGTACGCAGGCGGTGCATCTAATCCCGCACCAAAGAGATAGTAAGAGCGCAGCGAATCATAAGTACCGGTGCGCTCTTGAATGCTGACGGAGCACTTATCTACCAAGTCATTGTAGAAATACTCTCTTTGGATGGGATCGTCAGGAATTCTCATGTAGGCAACTTTAAGTTCTCATGATCACGAATGACCACCGAAGGCGTTGGTTTGCGCAATGCTATACCACTTTCTTTGACAGCAGACAAGCCCCCAACAGTTTCTCCGCGTATCGAATTCAGATTGTAGTTGCCTAATTGTTTGGGGTTACCCCATTGCACGGCAAAGGGATTTTGCGGTTGTGCGGCTTGTTTATTGCCAAGCAGGGCATGTTGCTGGTGATCACCTTCACGCGAGGACTTGATGTCACTCATACCGTAATCCTTGGCTAATTCTCTGAGCGTGGTGTCAGCATGTTTGGTGGAGTCTGACTTCATACCCACGGCTTGCAAGAACACCATTTGCACATCGGATGTACAACCATGCGGACATACAGGCTCTCTGCTTTCAAAAAAGCCATGTGCTGGGCATTTGTAATCATGAACGACTGCCATAGTTTCTCCTTAGTTGCTGGTCAAGATCAGGACGTTGATAGTCTTGGGATTTAGGTCGAATACCAAGATCAAGTTTGAATCCGCTGCCATCAAAGGTAACGAGCCTGCGCCTTACCATTTGTGGTTTAGGTTGCTTGCGAAACTCCACATACTTCTTACCCGACTTCACCATGACAGCGACTTCGCCATTGACCCAATGCTCATAAGCACGGTTCACACGGGTCTGTACAAGTTCGGTGAGCGGGTATTTGCCATTGAGAAATACATCTCTTAGATGCAAGGGGTCAAGGCCACATAGCTCGGCAAATAAAGCAATGGAAATACCGCGTTTCTTATCACGCATAAACGCAGGAATGACTTCCATCATTTGACGCTTACTGAGGCCCAACGCCAATAGCCTTTAAGTAGTTGTTGATTTGTTTATCGACAACCGGCACTTGCACGGGTGTTATCGCTTCTTCTTTGCGATCACGCGTCATACGCATTTGCAAGAGCCTTGGCATGAGCTGCTCGGCAAAGGCTACGCAAGCAAGGGCTGTCGCAATGACACGATCATCTTTATTGCGTCCATAAGCGGCAATGGAGCCTTGATCACGCACCACGGATTTCATCTCTTCCAGTAAATCCATCGAGTAGACATTCATCATCCCGCGTTCAAAATAGTCCTTAAAGTAATTCAGCATTCGTTCTTTGGATGAATGCGTGGTTAAGTAACCAAGCGAATTCGAGACACCGCCTAGTGAGTCATTACGCCGCCACAAGTAATGCTGCATGTGCGATAAGACATCCATTAAGCCTCTAGCCTTGCGTGGTTCCATCGTCTGCGCCTGGCGTTTCAGGTTGCGCATCTCATTGATCACAGCCTGTCCAGGGCCATTGACTTCTAGGTTGAGGGTGGAATTCTTATAAGCCCCTGCCAGGTAGCAGACAACCCAGGCGAACTGGTAGGTGTTGAGTTCAGAGGTAGCGAATTCCGCAACCTGATCAAGTCCATCTGCATAGCAGCGGTAGATTTGGATGCAGAAACGATCAGCCCAGTCGCTGCTTCCATATGCTGGATCAGCACCGATGACGTAATAGGCGTTTTCAATCGGCTCCTCCCATACTTTGAGCGTTGCCATGCGCTCTGTTGAGTTAATTAACTCAGTGTCTTCAAAGTATTGTCCCATTGAGAAGCGGTAGAACCGAGGTAACAACTGCTTGGCAACCTTGGCTTGATCAGTACAACGGGCGTGTGAGAAGAAACTCGAGCCCGTCATGATGAAGGCATAGTCTTCCGTGGGAGGAAACTCCTGATACATGAGGGCTTCATCCTTAATCCCCTCATTCATTTTCCATCGCCACCAGGCAATCTGCCTTGAATTGATCTCTACCTGGTAGAGCTTCTTAATCTCTCTTGTCCACTCTTTCTCTTCAGGACTTAGCTTGCCATCCCAATACACCTTATAGACGTCTGACTTGGCATCAGCACTATAGAGTTCATTGCGCCACCAGCCACAAAAGATAGCCTTTTGCGTTCTTGCACGTTTTGCCACTGTCCACATGTCATGCCACATGTTGAACCCACGCGCTGTGCTTTCAAAGAGGTAAAGCCTATTGGGGTTCTTCTCTGCCAACGAAGCTAGCAGTGATGCCAATCCTTCTTCATCACCCCAAGAAGAAGTCTCTGTGCCATGCAAATAGGTAATACCTTTACCACGTCCTAATGAACCCTTGGCTCGCAAGCCTGCTACCTGGTAGAAAAGCCTTGATCGATTCTTTAAGACCATCTGATTCCTGTTATGCGTCATCAAAGGAATCTTGTACTCCGGTGGTAAACCATCCATGTACATGGCAAGTGTGGTTCTGAACTGGTCTCGGTTCTCTTCCGTATCGGTGGTGAGCGTTCCTTGAAACCCAGGGTTCTTAAAGTGCCAGTAAAGGTCTAGCGCAAGCGATATGGTTGTAATCCCAAGCTGTCTACCCTTAAGAATCACAAAGAAGTGAATGTCGTTATTGAGACCCTTTGCAATCTCTTGCATCACATAGGTCTGGCTACCAAGCAAACGATTACCTAAGCGTTGTATGCCTAGCTCTTTGGTTTCAACCTTCAGTTCTTTGCAGAACTTGTAGAAGTGATTAAGGTCAAACTTCATTCAATGCCTGGTTCATATTTGTAATAGGTGCAAACTTTCTCTGCCAGCAAGCCATCTCGGATGCAGATCAGCACCACCTCCTTACCATCATCACTTTCCTTTAGTCCAATCTCTTGGCTGTAGTGGCAGTTTCTGCAATCGGGCTTCAATTCCATAGTTTTCCTTTAACCACAACACCGTCTTTTGCTCATCAGCACTCAAAGGACGTTTCTTTCTCTCTTCCTCA